ATCTGTTCAATAGTGATCAGGTTCCAGGAAATCCGGAGCGGTGCGTTGCGGCAGGGCTCCACGCGGCGAATATGCCGTCTGGAGGCCGCCCATGCCCGAATTGACCCAAGCCCAGAGACTCGTTTACGGCGCCGATGCCAAATTGCATCCGGTGACCGGGATGCCGCTGGAAAACGGTTCCGGCGCTCTGCCCGACAAGCAGCAAGCGCTGATGCACCTCGCCCACATTGCCCGCGAGCAGGGCAAGGACGTCGCCGACGCCATGCTGGACAAGATCGTCGGCTTGGAAAAAGCGGCCGAAATCAAACAGCGTATGCAGGAGGCCGAACGTGGTCACGAAAACACGTGAAGAATGGGACGAGATGACGACCGCGGAAAAGCGGGAGCATCTGGCCCAGGAAGAAAAAAACGTGTTCGGCTTTGACGTCAAGCACGACCGTCACGGCGATCCTGTCGAGCAGGGTCTTGGCGGCCCGCTGCAGCCAACCGCGCAGCATGTCGAGGCCATCCGCGTTTACTACAAGGGCGCTGACAAAGAGGAAGTGCTGGCCCGTGAAACGAAGCGGCTGCACGAACACCAGGCCAAGCAGAACGAGGAACGTCGCGCATTGCGGCGCAGGGGAGCGGCCTGATGGCAGCATCGCAACCGGGCGCATCCTCGATCGGACTCATTCAGGAAGTCGCCGACGAAACTGATGAGGAGCGCCGCAAGCGCCTCCTGCAGGCTCAACAACAACGGCTCCTGCCCGGCACCGGCGCATCGTCGCTCGGGCTTAATACATCCGGCTACAGCGCGGCCCTGGGCAGCCCATGACGCGCCGCGGCATGCTCGGCGCGATGGTCGCATGGCTGTGCCCGATACCATGTCCGCAGCCTGACTTTCTGATCATGTGGCCATGGCCGGCACCGCGCTTGGAAATGTCTGCGGCCGCGTGGCGCGAGATGGGCAGCGTGTTGCGGCAGGCCAAATCGGGACCGAATTTCAATGGCGAGCGATAGACCGCGATCGGTTACCAACGAAGAATCCGAGACGGTCGAGCGCATCAACAAGCTCTTCGCCGAGCTGCAGAACTATCGCAATGTCCACGCATCGCAGTGGGAAGAATCCGCGATCCTGATCCTGCCGACCTCGCGCAACACGTTTTTCTACGGCTCCTATAACTGGCCCGGCGCCAAAAAAACCCAGCAGCAGGTCGACGCTACCGGCATGCTGGCGCTGACACAGTTCTGCGCGATCGCCGATAGCTTGGTGACGCCGAAGAACGATCAATGGCACGGCCTGGCCGGCGATCCCTATGTCATGAAGGACCGCGATACGAGGCTATATTTCGATGCCGTCACAGACATCCTCTTCCGTGAACGTTACCGCCCTCTGGCCAATTTTCACGGCCAGAATACCACCAACTGGCAGAACCTCGGTGCTTTCGGCAACAGCATCATGTTTGTTGATGAGTTGGACAACCGTTGGCACCCCGGCACCCGCGGACTCCGATACAAATCCGTGCCCTTGGGAGAGTGTTTCTTCGGTGAAAACCATCAAGGCATAGTCACCACGCTGGTTCGCTGGTTTCGCAAGACCGCGGCGCAGGCCGTGGAAATCTGGGGCGAGGACTGGCTGCCGCCGACATTGAAGCCGGCGCTCGAGCAGAACCTGCAGACGCCGTTCGATTTCCTGCATTGTGTGACGCCGCGCGATCCTGACGACTTCGATCCGCAGCGGCTGGACCATAAAGGCAAGCCGTTCTGCTCGTATTACATGTCGGTGCAGGGCCAGTGCTTGATGGCGAAGGAAGGCGGCTATCGCGTTTTTCCGTACGCCGTATCACGCTACGACCAGACACCCGGCGAGGTTTACGGCCGCGGCCCGGCGCAGCTCTGCCTGCCGGCGCTGAAAACGCTCAATGCTGAGAAATCCACGTTCCTCAAGGTCGGTCACAAGACCGCCGATCCGGTCCTGCTGATTGCCGACGACGGCATTATCGATGTTGACCAGACGCCGGGCGCACTCAACAAGGGCGGCGTGTCATCTGATGGCAAGCCGCTGGTGGTGCCGCTCGTTGCCGGCAATATCCAGATCACCGAAACCATGATGGCTGCCGAAGCGGCGATCATCGATCAGATCTTTCTGACGTCGCTATTTAAAGTTCTCACGCAACATCCCGACATGACGGCTACGCAGGTCATCGAGCTCTTGAACGAGCGCGGCATGCTGGTGGCGCCGACGCTCGGCCGGCAGCACAACGAATATGTCGGCGGCATGGTGGAGCGCGAGATCGACCTGTTGCAGAACATGAGCGATCCGCGTACCGGCCGGCCCAAGCTGCCGCCGATGCCGCCCCGGCTGCGCGAGGCGCAAGGCCAGTTCGAGATCACCGACACGTCGCCGCTGGCCCGCGCGCGTGAGGCCAACCAGGTGGCCGGCGCTATGCGGGTTGTGGAGACGCTCAAGGAAATCGTCAATATCACGCAAGACCCCAGCCATCTCGATTACATCAATTTCGGCACGATGATTCCCGAGATGGCGCGCATTCAGAACGTGTACGAGCGCTGGATGGCAACGCCGGACCAGATCGCATCGGTCCGCAAGGCGCGCGCGCAGAACCAGCAGCGGCAACAGCAGATTCAGGCATTGCCGGCGCAGGCTGCGATGCTCAAGGCGCAGGCCACTGTGCAGAAGAACCAGCCCGGAATCGGTACCGGGCCGGGCGCGGGCGCTCCCGCAACTCCGACACTCCCCGGGGGCGCCCGATGACCACCGCAGCCGAGCAAGCCGGAGTGCTGATCCGCAAGCACGCGCAGGAATTGCGCGACACCTGGCAGGCGCGGCTGTTGGCCAAGGCGGAAGGAAAAGAGTTTGCGGTGGCGCTGGCTGTCATCGCGCTCGAATGGCCGACTGCATTGCCGACGCTGCTGCGCACGGTTTTCCCCGGCTTTACCGATCTCACACGGCCGTTCCTGTCCGGCTACGCTTCGGTGCAGATCGACGGCTCGCTGTATTGCGCCGTGATCGAGAAGGACTATTCGTGGAATTACATCCGGCTCTATGACAACCAGATCGAGATGGCGGCCGAATTTCGCACCATCGCCGACAAGCTGAAATTTAACGACGCCGATCGCACGTCCATGTTCGAGATCCTGCGCAAGTGGGTGACCAGCGATATGCGATATGATCCATACGGACCAAGGAAACTCAATTGAATGCCGCGGACCTCTTCAACTTCCTCAAGCAGCGCAAGCAGGCGTACCAGGTCCAATTCGGACCACCGGGAACGGCCGGGCACGAGTTTCTGGTCGACATACTTCACTTCTGCCGGGTTTGTGACGATCGATGGAGCAATGATCCGCGCCACCACGCGCGTCTTGAGGGGCGCGCTGAAGTGGGCCGGCGAATCCTTGACCACCTTCACCTTGAGCCCGAAGAGATAGCCGCGCTCTACAAAGCGGTGCGGCTGCGAAAAGTAAGCGAAGGAGAATGACGATGTCCGACGTTAGTGGAGCGGCTGCAGCTCCGGCCGCAGCACCTGCAGCAGCGCCGGCCGCAGCACCCGCAGCGGCGCCTGCTGCAACGCCCTGGCATGACGGCATCGATGCGGCGCTGCTCGGCCACGCCCAGAACAAGGGCTGGAAATACGATAATCCCAAGGATGCCTTCGCTGCGGCGATAACCGCACACCGCGAGGCCGAGAAATTCATCGGCGCCCCGGCCAACGAAATCTTAAGGCTGCCCAAGGCCAATGCGGCCGAAACCGACGTCAAGGCGTTCTATTCTCGCCTCGGCGTTCCGAACGAGGCCAAGGAATACGATCTATCCGCGGTCAAGTTTGCCGACGGCCGCGAACTCGACGCCAACTTTTCCGACACTATTCGAGCCTCGCTCTATCGCGCGCATGTCGCTAAGGACCGCGCCGGCGACGTCGTGAAGGATATCGTGAAGTTCATGGAATCGGCGGACGCCTCCGAACTTGCCGAGACAACGGCCAAGGTTGCGGCCGAGAAGGACGCGCTCAAACACAGCTGGGGC